GAACAGTGATGTTGGATTGACACCTAACTATTTGGTAGCAACAACGGCGGTTGGAACAGTCCCTGTAATAGTGACTGTTCCAACCGCCGTTGTTGCTACCAAATAGTTAGGTGTCAATCCAACATCACTGTTCGATGTACCACCAACTGGATTCCATCCCCACTGGATGTCTCGTGATCCACCTGCTTGATAACCCAACGCATCCAAACCAGAAGTGTCATAAGTCGTATCTGGCCTTGGTTGCCTAACCGCCTGCGGATCATCAACTGGATACATACCCAATTGAAGCTGCGGCTGATCTGGATCCCAGCACTCAGGACAAACTTTCAGTTGATATAGTTTAGTCTTTATAACCTCAAACTTCAACTCTTTTAGCTTGTACCTGAAGCCACATCGATCACACTGGGCAATCGAATATTTTCCAGAAGCAAACCTATTTCCCATTACGGACTACCTGACCCAATGAACTGTTGACGTGGAACAAACCTGATAGCAGCTTTCTCACGGTCTTCACCAGCTGCAATATCAAATTGCTCATCGTAATACTGTTTCAACATCTGGATCCTGGGCATCAACTCAGGAACTTTCATAGCAATATGGTACGCCAAACCTGCTGCAACGGCCGGCAGGAAGCGGAAATTCATGTCTTGGGTACTTACCCCTGAACCAGCGTCTTGAACACGTCTGAGGCGCCAATAAACGAATGTATAGGTGGTAGATGCATCTGGTGTTGGCCACACTGTTACTGCTGGCAATTGAGCCACATAGATCGGTGCAGTAGCTGCATGGCTGGCTGCAGTGGTGTTGTTCTGCCCACGACTGCAGTTGGATAAAACGTTACCAGAAATGTACTGGTAATAAATGGTTTCGCTATCAATCGTTATATAGCCTTGAGCAGCTAAGTTAACGGCTGATGAAATTGTGATGGTTGTATCGGTAGCGCCTATGCTAGATGATAGGGTTACTGCCGTACCGATCTGGTCATACAAAGGGTTAGTCTCACCCGAAAGTCTCTGTACCCATACTTGAATCGGCCTTGCTTGAGTCAGCTTGTTTGGAATAGTGGCATAGGTAGAAACACTAATACGAGTAATTGTCAGGTCAGCCTGATTACTGGTTTGGTTAGCATTTGTACGAATCACATGATCCAGCAAATCAATCGTGTCAGTTGGCAATGGATATGTGTTCAAACCAGGAGCCATCGTGAATGATCCCTGCTCTATGGTCCACATATTGATGCCACGATTCTGCCACTCGATGGTCATCAGGTTCATTGAACGACGAGCAGTGCGCAGGTCATAGCCTGTACGCATTTCACGACCGGCACGCTCCCACGCCTCTTCCGCCAATTCGGTGAAATCTAGGTCAAAGGACGTTGTACCAGTAGTTAAATTAGTCATGTTCTATCTGCAGTCGTGGACAGATGATAATCAAGAAGCTGCACGCATATTATCAATCAAATTAGGATAGGGTCTTCCTGCCTTCTTTGCTGATGCTTTAGCTTTAGCTTTCTTCGCAGCACTAAGCTTTTTGTGTTTCTTGGCTGGGTTTGGTTTATCCCAAACCTCGCCTCCACGCTTGTAGAGCGATACATCTTGGGGATGATCCTTACGATGTATCGTCTTCTTACCAGGCATTTTGGATGGGTTAATATCACCCATCCCACGACTGGCTAGCATGCCTTGCCACCATGAGACATATGCTTCTGGTGCTTGTGCAAATGCTCCACTGTATCGTGGTGCAACTTGTGACCAGCAGCATGTTCTTTATAGTGGTGATGGTGGTGAACGTGTCCACCAGCCTCGTGCTCAGCCATCATCTCATGGTGCATTTTGTGCTCATGGGGATGCTCATGACCAGCAGGATGAATATGTCCGTGACTGTGTTTCATGGTTTACTCCTTATTTCTTGTGGTGGATTTTGCCACCGTGCTTCTTTGCATTGATGATAGGACCGTCACCGATGGTATTGCCCTTCATCTTTTCTTGCAATGCTCTTGTGTGACCACGCTCTTGGATCTTGTGTTCGCCATGCTTGAGGTTACCTTTTCTCAAATCACCGCTTTTCTCCATCTTAGATGGCTCCATGCGAACGTCACCGCCCTTAGCATAGTGGTGCTTAGTAGCTTTACCGCCGTGCTTAAGAACTTTCTCGCCCATGTCTTTGGAATGGGGTTCACCCTTCTCCATAGTCTTGCCACCGGCTTTCATCGCCATCTTGAGGTGATGGTGAGCCATCTTCATGTGATGAGCATGCTCTTCGTGATGAGCTTTACCGCCATGTTTCATAGCCATGCCAGGAGCAACAGGAGCTGCCATAGGAGCAGGAGCTGCTCTACGACGTGCTGCCATAGCGCCCAACAAAGCTGCGGCTTTGGGGCTCATACCATCGGCTGCCATTTTCTTTGTGTGACCGCCACGCTTCATAGCTTTGGCTTCGTGCTCTTCTTCACCTGCAATGCGGCGAAGTTCTTTTGCTTGATTTAACTCATGCATTTTCTCTGATTTCATATTACCACCTTGTTTAAATGTGCGGCCTTTGTCCGCTTTACTGAACTCCTGCCCCACACTGCGAGGGACTCCTACTTTCTTGGCGAACGACGCTGAGTGAGCAATCGCTTCCATGAAATTGTGCTGTTTTTTGCTAGACGATGGCATGGGTATTCTCCACTAGTCGATCAATCTTTGCTTCCAACCTGTCCAACCGATCCAACACTCTGTTGATATCGGCATGGACTTCTGCTTTTGTCACATACTCTTTTGCCATCTCTTCCCGTGTCCGGTTTAGCAAAATAGTTATGCGTTGCAATTCTGCTGATTTCTCTCTCAACACCCAGCCTAAAATACCGACAAGCAATGAGAGAACTGCATTCCACATGGTCGTATCCATTAGACATACTTCCCTTTTGTGTGTCCTCTTACGGCACAACCATCAGCACATTTCCACACACGCAAACTTTTGTTAATCCGGCTGTTTGGGTCGTTGGCTGTCTTGGATGAAGTTAACTTTTTCTTCATCCCCTCCATCCTGGCACAGAAGCTTTTTTTCCTTGATCCGCCCTCGGGTTGAGGAGCTTTTAAATGCATCCCCTCCTTCTCGGCCGATGCCCTTCCCTTGGCGTTTAGACCGCCATTCGGATTCTTCCCTTCTGCTCTTTGCCATGCTGGTGTCTTAGCCATTTACGACTTTCAGTTTGGACTCACGAATACCCTCTAATAGCGGTACAACAACTTCTTCTCTGAAGTCATTTGTAAATGTTTCGCTACCAATGTGGGGCAAGCTTATATCTACATCAACATGAACCTTGTAGCCCAGCTCTGTGGCTCGGTCACAAAATAAATAATCTTCACCTACATAGTTGTCGTCTTTGATTGCAAAATCAAACAAAGCATACATTCTTTCACCAGTAGGCTTGTTCTTATACGACCACTCAGGATGAGCTTCAATCATTCCTTCAATGACGTGACGCTGGATCAACATGAATCCTGTACCTATGCGCTTTACACGCATCATGGATCCTTCAAATTCCAACTCACCATCATCAGTCCAATACAGATCTGTAAAGAACTTCTTGTCTTTTGCTCTGCGTGGATATGTTCCAGCAGTGATATCTTTATCTGCGCTCTGAGCCATCAAACGAAGAATGTCGTCTGGCGTTACTATGACATCAGAATCAATAAACAAAAGCTCTGTGCACTTGGTCTTCAAAAACTCAGCAACAAGCGAGTTCCTGGCCATCGTGATCAAAGAGCAATTGGATATATCAGAAAGCGTAACGGAAATACCAAGACGCATAGCTTCAGGCATCAACTGTGCTATTGCGTATGCAGTCTTGATATTCAAGCGCCCATCATGGCATGGTATGCCAATGAATAGGTTCCTACCCTGCAGGATTGCTTGCTTAGTATTAGCCATAATGAATAGTTACAAATCCCATGTTTACCATGTACGCATAAATACCATTAATGCATAATTGACCCTCGCCTGGAACCAACAACTGTTGTGTAGCTGTTGCACCAGTCAATGTCTCATAAGTTGCAATCCAAATGTTTGTGTTTCCATAAACATATTGACAACCTGTGCCTGCATTTGTAACGGTTCCAGAATTGATATCTGTCATCGTAAAAGTATTGGCATCAGTAACAGTAATGATGTAATTACCGTCTGTAGCTGATACGCCAGAACTATTATTAAATGAAATACCAACTGTTGTACCAGTCGTCAATCCATGTCCTGTTGAGGACACAGTAATTGTGTTTCCTGAGCGACCATAAGTAGCAGATGTAACAGGTGCTGTTGTTGTATCAAAAAATACAATGTTACCAGCCTGACTTGCATTGCCACATAAAGTAACTTGCTTCTTCCGGCAGCGGAACTTAGTCAAAAACCCTGATTGGTTTAAGTGCGCCGCTCTGACGTCTGTTTGCATCATAATCAATCTCCTTGTTTAAAAACAAGGGGCCGAAGCCCCTAGGACTGATTAGTCAAAGTTACCGTATGGGTAAGTTGTAGAGTTACCAATGTTTGCATCAAGCTGTGTATAACGAACTGCTGCTGTAATAGTACCAGCTGTTATCACGGGCAATGTAGTTCCTGTACCAGCGGTATAAGGAATCGTAAATGTAATCACAATTTGTGACATCAAACCAGCATAAGGACCAGTTCCTGATGTTGGAGAAATTGTAATGTCACCAGTTGTTGAATTGCTAGCAAGCAATTGAGCACCAGTTTGTGTGATTGTGTTGCGTGCTGCAGAAGCGTTTACAGAAGTAATGCTACCGTATGTAGTAGTATTAAATCCATTGCCCATGCTAGCAGTAACTGTTCCAAGAGTACCACCTGTAGCAGTAATAGCTACATTGGTGTCAATCAAAAAATCATTGATGTTTGAACCGTATGGTACATAAAACACGATACCACGATACAAAGTACCTGTACCGCCAGATCCTGCGTCAGCAGTGATGGTTGCAGCAACAGGAGGATATACCGTTGCCGAAGGTGTATAAACAACTGCGTTGGTATTGGGGATGCCATTACCATTTACAAATTGACCTGATACGCCAGCATAGCCAGCAGTACCGTTAGTTGTGTTTGTTAAAACAATACTAGTCTCTTGAACTAGATCTGTATAACCTACATTGCGAAGTGGACCGAATCTGCTATCGCCAGATAGAATTGGACCTTCAAACGTTGCGCGTCCCATAGTATTGCTCCTTATGCAAAAGTATTCTTGCCGATTGTTGCATCATCTGCTGGGGCAGTGGTGGCAAGAATGATTACCCAGTTCTCAATAATATACACTATTCCAACGGAGAGTCAACAATTTTGTTTGACTTTTTTAAGTTTTCCTCTTGGGTGATTACACGCAAATTCCAAGGCACGTGCAGGCCACAGACCTCCGGCGATATCAGCGGAATAATATGATCCACCACATACCTCTCTCCAGTAATCTTAGTTATCTTTTGAGCCTGTAAATACATTTCTCGCATTGCCAATTTCTGCTCTGGTGTAATCCATTTTGGCGTTGCACTACGATGTCTACGCTTACGAACACTCGTTAGTGCTTTGTAATATTCTGGATTATTTAACTTGTGTTTCTTTTTATAGTTATTAACTTCTTCTATTGGTCTTGCATTGGCTCTTGCTTTAACTGCTTCTTTATTTTTCTCATAGTATCTCCGACCAGCTGCTTTTGATGCTTCTGATTTAGGTTTATCTTTACGCTTCTCGTTATCAATTTTCCAATCTTCTTTCATGCATTCAACACACGAGCCTTTTGTTTTTCTTAAAGCCATGTGCCCACGACTGCAGATACGACCAGTAAAATAATACTCCGATCTTATTCTTTTAGCTTCTGCTCGGTTGTCTGGATAGTCCATATCGATCTCCCGTTATACGATACGGGTAATTATAGCATAATAAAAAACCCACCGAAGTGGGTCTTAAAACTAAGTATTTTAATACTTTTGTTTTAGAAAGAACCGCTAGATCCGAATACTCCGAGGGGATCGGACCATCCAAAGCTGTAACGCTCTCTGGCCTTGTAACGAACGTTCCCTGTATCAAAATCTCCGTCCATTGAATTTTGCAATGGTGTACGGATGAAGTGCTTCAATCCATTTGGCACGTCTGTGGTCAAGAACCATGCATTAACGTCTGTCAAGAAGTGGTTGATCGCATAGCCTTCGCCGATCGTACCGTTGTTCTCAATAGCGTTAATGTCATTGTTGTTTGTACCAACACGCAACTTAGTTTCGAGCAAACGGGTTGCTACGAACTGGAGTGAAGGAGGAACAATCAACTTCTTGGGTTTAGCGGCGATCAAAAGGCCACGCTCGTCTGTCCAAGCAGCGATCTGAATAACTGCGCTCTCAAGAGAGGTTTCATTCAAGTCAGCTTGTGTGGAAGGAGTGTTGGCGTTTGTACCACCAGAAACCAAGGGGTGAGCTGTGCTAAACAAAGATACGCCGTCACCACCGAGGTAGGTAGAGGAGAATCCATTGTTCAATACTGCAGCAGCTTTAACTTGCTTGGTGTAAGCCATGGCACGAGCCAAGCCTTTGGTGTAACGAGCAGACAAGCTGTCGTACAAGTTATCTTCAATCGCCTCTTCGGTGATTGAGAAACCCAAAGCAATGGTTTCGTGGTTATAGCGAGTTGTCCATGCCTCTTGTGCATTGTCATAACTGATGGCTGAGCCCTCGTTCTTGACTGGTGCTGCGGAGAATCCGGACAGTTTTGTTTCCTCTTCAAAGGAACGCTCTGATGTTTCGGTTTCATAAATTTCTTTATGCTCTTCGCCGTAACGAGCGTATTCCAAACCGAACAATGCGTTCAAGCCTGGGAGGAGTTCTTTCAATAGTTGTGCACGTGAAATAGCCATTTTAACTTACTCCTTAAACACCAGTGGTGTCAGTGTACTGGTGCAAGTTAAACTTGACCAAAAATTCGTAATAGGTTGTTGATGAGCTATTGGCAGGACCAGTAGCTGTATCAGGAACAACGTCAATTACACGGATTGGCAATGTATTAGTAGTATTGGCGGATGTACCGTCGATACCATAATAAGAATCGCCTGTGGTGGTGTTACCAGTCGTAACTGAAATAGCTACGTTAGCGCCAACGATAGCACGTGTAAATGCTGTTGGTGTTGTGGTTTGACCATTGGTAGCAACTACCTTGAAGATGGCGTTAGGATCATCTACGACATAAGCAAAAGCCATAGCTGTAGATGTAGATGCAGCAGCAGGATAATATTGACCATAAGCAGTTTGACCGCTTGAGTTCACATATGAGCATCCTACCAATACACCAACGCTGTCTCCAGAGTTAGTAGTTGTCTTGGCAACAATGTAACCGTTGGTGTCAACGGAAACAGTATCACCATTCAGGATAGCGGTAGCATAGCTAGGCGCTACAGGGATTTGACGGATCGCTCCGGCGTAAGGCAAACCATCAAGTCTATTGAGTGGTTTGAAGCCGTACGTCTTGCTGACGGTTGGGTAAGCCATTTAAGGACTCCTTTAAAAATTAACGACCTAGTGAAACCTCACTGCGTCTGTCTTTAAACAAAGGCATACGAGGATCATTGTTTTTCATGAACGTGTTGTCAACCGATTCCATCTGGGCCTTATTCTGATTGGCGTAGTACGCCTCACGTTGTTTAAGGAACTCTTCAGGAATACGACATAACAATAAACCACCTACTTCAATATTGCCTTTGAAACGACCTTCTTGAGTGGCGTGCATCATCATCTCAGGATAATCTTCTGCTCTCACAGGCTCATATCCCTCACGAAACTTAGAAGAAATATTAGCGGGATCGGCAGTGCCCATCATGCTAATACGAATATATCTATGTGTCCAACCAGGTCTAGGATCAGGCATAGGTAGAACTTCAGGTGGCCTCCAAGACTCGGGTCTGTAGGACTGAACTTCCCTTGTTTCTGTTTCTCTAGGTTTACGCACTTGATTTTCTGCCATGATTATTCACCTCTTCTGTTTTGTTTAGCAACCTCTTTAGCATAGACTTCCAAAGGAATTCCAAGCTTTTTGGCGATATTTACCTGTGATGTTGTAAGCACGATCTTTTTGGCCGCTGTACTTCTTGTCGCAGGTGCAACATTCGATTTCTTAGGTGAAGGAGTCGCATCCACCTGTCTCTCAGACTCGAAAGCATCTGGGAAACGATTACGCATTTCGGCATCAATCCTCTGGTAATACTCGTCGCTAGTCGGATCAATTCGCTCGTCTTGCGTGAGTTCTTCGTGCAGTGCCAACGCATAACTTGTCATGCGACGGTTTTGCCCGAACCAGGGATTCCGTGAACGCCAGTTCTCCGTTTTGTGATGGAGCCTTGGTTGTTCCGGTTGCCGTTGTTGTATTTGTACCTCAGTTTGAGATTCTTGTAAAGGGGTAGGTTTAAAGTTCGCAATCTTGTCGGCTTTTAACACGACTGTAGTAAGCTCCCTTTGCGCCTCAGCAATAGCGCCTGAGTCCCCCGATTCATAGGCAATGCGCATCTTGGCTTCCGCCATTGCAATCTCATTGTCTACGACTTTCTTAGCCTGTTCTAAAAGAGCAGTGTGCCCTTGGTTCAAAGAACCCTTGAGCTTCTTGTTCTCTTCTAGTACAGCCTGAGCCAGCTTCAGTGCTTCTTCACGTTCACGAGCTGCAGCTTCTTTAGCTCTGCGCTCTTCGTGATAGCCCTTTGTGAAATGCTGGATGCGCTTCTTAACGCTTTCGTTGTAACTTTCCAACTCTTCGTCCGAAAAGTCCTTGGGCGCTTCAGCCATAGGCTTGCGTCCTCTGTCTTCTGGAGGAGTGTCGTCAACTACTTCCACTTCTGGTTCATCCTCTAATTCGAAGGAAACGTCGTTTCCATTTTCATCAGGGAATTTGTAAGGTTTAGTATCTAAATCAGCCATGTTAGTTCCTTATGCTGCACGTGAAATACCACGGGGATCTTGCACAACCGCTTCAACTTGATCATCTTTAATGATCCTAAACTCTTTACCATGTATCTTGATTCGTGTTCCAGTATTGGGACGAACAATTACAAAGTCACCTTTCTGGCAAGATGGTCCACTTGGGAATCTTGACTTATCGGCGTAAGCGTCAGGGCCTAACTCAATCACAAATAATACTGGTGACAGTACTTCTTCATAATGAATAGTGGTCCCAGCTTTGACCAATCCGCTCTCATACTCTTCATCGATGTCCGGTAAAACCGTTAGCAAATGAAATGTCTTGGGCGCAGGAATTTGTCTGGCTTTCTCTTCAGGCGTTTGGGGTAACGTTGTCGCAGTTTTCCCGTCTTGGCTAATCAATAATTCACTCATCGTCGTCTTCCTTAAATCTCCGCACGAGGTCTTCAATCTCTTGTTGGCAGGTAGCTAGACCTCGGATCACCCCCACCAATTCACGATAGGCGGCGTAATCGCTTACCCCACCATTCGCTATTACTTCAGTAATTTCGTCCTGACGAGTACGGACTTTCTTACTGAGATGTTCTAATATTTGTTGATTCATTATTCACCCCTTTTAGGCTGATTTAAACTGGCTTGTGCTCTGGCCATATCAATGGCTGCTTTCATGCGGGCTTCTTGTTCAGCCTGACGGATTTTCTGTGCATGCAACTGCTCATTCATAACCATCTCTTGCTGATGTGCCTGAGCCGATTGTTGAATTTCTTGGATTTTTGCAGCTGCTATAGCTTGTGGGTTATTACCCTGGGCTGCTTGTGCTTTCAACTGCAGTTCGGCTTGCTTGATCTGTAGATCGCCTTGGACCTTCTGTGCCTTTGTCTGTGCTTCCATCTGAGCAATCTGGAGCTGTGCCTGTTGCATTTGAACCATAGGATCTTGTGCCTGCTGCTGCGCTTGCTGCTGAGCTGCCTGACCTTTGGACATTTGGAGAACCTGTTGAGCTGCCTGAGCAACCAGCTTGGCCAACTGAACTTCCATATCCTCTGGCAATTCTGCGTCTGGCTTGGGCAAGTTAACACCCAATTGTTGTTCAATCTTAGCTCTATACTGGAATGCCAAGTGCTCGGCAATGTGAGCCATGATTGCACCCTGCATCTGCTGGGCCATAGGACTCTGACCGATTTGAGCCATGAGTAAAGGATCGCTCATCATCGCTGAGTGAACTGCAATATGGGCGTCGTGGTCCTGATAGATAAAAGCTTTTGTAGGCTTTCCAGTCAAGAACGACATGTTCTCGGATACTGGATCCCTTGGCTTCTGGTCATCATCAGTGGGCACAAGTTTGTCTGCATTCTTGATACCCAAGACTTCCAACATCTGTCTATGTAGATTAGGCAAGTTATAAATCTGGGGCGCTTGCTGTGCCATCTGCATAGCAGCTTGGTACTGCATGATTCTCTGAGCCATCGTAGAGGAATTTGGATCTGACACGGGGATAATTTCCACCGCATCATAGTCCTCTTGCTTGGCTTTTCTATCTGCAGTCGACGGCAGATACTCATAACGCTTAGGAGCAAAGTCTCTAATGATGTCCTTGAGTAACTTGAACTCTTGTTTCATGGAGTAGTGTACTCGGGCCTGTACAGCCGACATGGTTTTAAGCTGTCTCTCCAACAAAGCCAGCGTAGTTCCCACAGGAGCATTGGCCGACATATCAGAAATATTCATGTCGCTGATCGCACCAAGCTTCCTTGCCTCGTCAGTGATCGTGGCCAACAAGCCAGCCAATACTTGACTGGGTTCTTTGTAAGGCAAGGTCATGATGTTGTCTTTGATCGACCCGCTCGGTACGTCTACATCCCTGAATTCTCCTGGAGCAATCGGGGTATCATCCCCTTTTACCCTCAATCCACGTGACTTTAGACCACCAGGTAGGTTAGCCAGTGATCCGGCATCTACCAACTGGCGAATGATCATGGTTCCAGCACGGGCATATCCACCAATCAGGTGAATCAGACCAAAACCGTACGCTCCAAATCCAGGAATGTAGGTATATTGAACAAAATGCTGGCGTTTTAGGCGCTTTTTATCCCCATCTGTCCAGTTTCTGCGGATAGCAAGGACCTTTTGGGTACCTCTGTCTACTGTAATCACGTACGGCAGGGCGATTTCGTCCTCATCTTCATAGCCAGGTAGGTTGTAATCGACGTGGACTTCAAAAATTGAGTATCTGTCATCGTCAGTAATCGAGTATCCAGCCTCATCAGCCTTCTTTTTTTCAATATCTGTGGGTATTTGAACGGGTTCACCGAGCTCAATTTCCCTATAAAACCCCTCAACTTGGAGCTTTTTGATGTCGTTTTTGGTCTTTCTCATCACATGAGTGACCCGTTCACAGTGCATAACACCGCTAGAACCGTACGGCATGATCAAATCTTCAGCGCCAACATACATGGCAACCGCTCTACCCAGTGCTGGATCAGGGTAAATCTTCTTAAAAGCAGACCCAATTAGGCCCAAATTCAGCAATAAACGCTCATGTTCTGGCCTATATTCCAGCATTACATCGGTCAGTTCGTAGTTCATATCCTCCTGAACACGCTCTGCCATCTCTTGTTTTAACTGGTCAATAGCACCAATAATTTGGGTTTTTACAGGGCCAGCAGCGGGAAAACACTCTCCAATCGTCTCGCTCTGGAACCTGATCGCAGCTTCAGTCAGTACTGTAGAGAAAACACCACACGCCCCATTCCAGGGTTCGGTCCTTTCCTCATACTTCATGCCCAATACTTCTAGGCCCTTTACATATGTCTCAGCCCAATCCTTACGGCTATAGATATCCTGATCTACTAATTCAATCAGTTCAGCTGCAATCGAATTCAGTTCGCCTTCGTCAAGGTCATCAGCCAGGTTAGCGTAGAAGTCGTCGTTGTGATTAATCGATTTATTAGGCTCTAAGTCAATATCGATCCCACCGATACCGATGTGCATCTCTTCTGGGTCTTGGACTTCGATCTCAATATCAGGCTGTGGGCTGACATCTAAAGGAGGCACATCTGTATACAAAGCTTTGTCAAAATTGGTTGCCATAATGGTTCCTAGTAATACGCTCTCTTGCGTCTAAAGTAAGTAGGCTCGTCCTCTTCGTCAGAGTCAAGCCTGAGAAATCCGCCCTTCCTGAATCTTATCAGAGCCTGACTGGTACTGTCCACGTAATCATCGTGCTCGGCATTGGGAAACCTAGCAACCTCTTCAATCACTTCATCAGCCCATGACATCTCAGGAGCCCATACTTTACCCGACTTGAACAAATCAGTCACCGAGTTTAACCTAACAAACTTGTCATTTCCCCTTACCGGCGTATATTCATAGATCGGTATTCCCATCCTCTGCAACTCATATATTAGAGGAGCACCAGCTGCTTTAGCCTCCACAATACAAGTGTCCGGCTCCCAATCCTTATACGCCTGATGTGCAGCACGCTTCAGTTCAGGAAACTCATACTTATCCCTGAACGCATCCAACAAGATGATATTAATATCTTTCGGGTCTTCATTTAGGTGGAATATCCCCCATGTCGTACACGCAGAATAGTCAGCCCTATCTGATTTAGTAAACGCCGTATCCCAGCTCTGGAGAATGAATTCACAAGTAGGAGCAGCGTTCCCAGTCCACCTCTTCCACCATTCTCTCTTAACGATCGCACCTTCTTCACCTGTCGGAGTCTGTTGGTATTGTGCGTTCCACTTATATATACCAATCTCTTCCTTTACCGCCAAGAGTTCTTTGAGGGGCCAGAATTCAGGCCATAGAGGATTACCGCTTGGCATAATAGCGGGCAATTCAATCACCTCCCACTCTTCGCCACTAGAACTCTTCAGTATCTTCCCGGTCAAATCCCTATCCGACCAGCGGGTCATCACCAGACAAATCGCTCCTCCTGGCTGTAAACGTTGACGTGGACCAGACGTATACCACTCATAAACGTTATCAAATACTTCCGGATCGTTACTTGCGAGCTTAGCTTCCTGTTCAGAATGGGGGTCGTCGATGATCAATAAATCCGCACCCTTACCTGTTACCGTACCTCCCACACCGATCGCAAAATAATCTCCACCCCTATTGGTCGCCCATCTACCCGCAGCTTTACTATCCGACTGTAGTCCTATCCCAGGAAAGACACTCTGATACTGAGGCGAGTCAACCAGGTTCCTGACCTTACGTCCAAAGCCAACAGCCAAGTCAGCCGTATTGGAACACTGGATTACTTTCTTCTGCGGGAATTTTCCTAGAAACCAAGAGGGAAACAGATTACTAGCAAATTCAGATTTGGTATGACGAGGACCTAGGTTAATGATCAGTCTCTTCAATTCACCAGCAGCTATTCTCTCAAAGCATTTAGCCATGACAGCGTGGTGTCTACCGTGGATAAAGCCCGGCCACATCATCTTTACATAATGCAAAAAGTTCTCCTGAGCCTTTTCCCGCTCAATCGCTTCCCGGTATTCCGTCACCTGCGTCAGAAGAACTTCTGCATCTTCCTTGTCCAGCTTTCCTAATAGGTCATCTAATTTCATTCCAGATTCCTAAAGTTAATATACACCGGCCTAACACTTCTTTCCATTCCCTTCACTTGCTTTAACACCCCAAGCCTAATCAACCGCTTAATGGTCTGATGCACATTCCCCAAGCTCCCCTTCTTCCTATAAGCAGCAATCTCCCTATAGCTCGGTGCAAAGCCATACATCTTCCAATACTCATCTATATACAAAAACACTTCCTTCTGTACAGGCGTCATCTCTAATCCCTTCGCTTCCTCTTTCGTATAGTCACGCTTCTTCGCAACCATCTCCAGGTTAACTAAAATTTTTTTTGTATATTTTTTTTGCACTTTAGCCATAAAGACCTACCGGGGGGTGTCCCCTTCCCCGGGTATCTGCAGTCCGACTGCAGATGGATTGCTATCTGCATCAGAATCTGATAATTGATTGGATTGTTCGTGTGGAATAGTATGCAATTCTGCGTAGGGTGCGTCAGAATCAAAAGTGGGGTCTGGGGTATCGGTGGGTTTGTCGTCCTCAGAATTTTCGGATCCCATAGTAAGCTCGGCCAATAAGGAAGTGGCATCCTTCTCAATAACGTCCTCAATATCTCCCGACATCAATCCCTTTATTTCCTGCAATATTTTGGCCTTGATATCCTCACTTGAATGGATAACTTTTGTCTCGGATCGATGAGTGAACAATGAAACGTCCGTCATTTGTCCGATTATCTTACTGGCTTGAATCTTTGCCTGTGGCTTGGCATCAGGATCCGTCAACACGTTTACCAGGGAAGTAATGGCCAAGGATCGAAGGGATTCGGCATTTTGGTATTTCATCGCCTCATTAGCCTGTTGAATGGCTTGTATGGTTAAACTAACGTGGGGCTTAGATTTAACCCTGTGAGCGCTAACCTTTACGTTATCCGGCTTGGCCTTTGTGTTATACGCTTTCCTGTAAGCTACTGTTGCTGGCTCACCTAGTGCGACTTGTTCAGCGAATGCTCTTTCTTTCGCTGTCAGCTGTGACTTTGGGATATGCAATATCTGATTGATGCTTTGTTCTTTTAGAGCATCTCTTAACTGTTTACGGCTTGGTTTATTGATTGTTTCCATATATTCGATTAAAGCAGAACATTAGATAAATTCTATTAAAACACAAATACCTATTGATTGTCTATATCCCTTATGTATCTATCCCTATGGGGAGAATAAGCCATCGAACTGATTTCGGGCTTTTATCTGCTCACGACTGCAGATAACTTTTAACTATCGGATCCTCAATTCCGATTAAAAAATACAATTTGCAAAAGGGTATTGACAACACTATATTAATGGTTCGGTTCAGCAATATCTTATAACTTAACTTAAAGGGTAAACACATGAAAGCATATAAACACTTAGTTAAATTCGCATTGAAAAACAACTGCACTGTTTCAGTATTTGATGGCGAGTGTTGGGATGTTAAGAGATCAAAATCTTATAAGGAAATTATTGATTCAATCAATAGCGTTGAACTTGCCGAACTGCGCATTAGACAAGGGGATGAAATTGTAGGATGGGCTAGTGTAATGGACTGCTTGAACTTTGAACCCGAAGAGACAGTTATCGATTACACCATTACCCCTTTTATGAATGCTTGGGATGAATCATATAAAAGCGCAACAGTTTAAAAACCTAGCCCTTCGGGGCTTTTAACTCAAAGGAAATAAAAAATGAATGAACAACAATTTATCAATGAAGTGCGTCAATACGCCATGGACCATTACACCAAGGGCGGATGGGATTATGTGGTTGAGGCTTGGAGCGATGGGGACATTTTGGAATATTACTCAGATGCAAACGGAAACACTAAAAAAGCATTTAAAGCTATTTCAAAAGTAGTTAAAGAAAGATTTGACTATGCACAAGAGATCAGTAACGCTTAACTCAAAGGAACTAAAAATGTATTCAATCAAAAAAGTAATTATGCGAAGAGACGGATTAACCGAAGATGAAGCGGATGACTTGATTGCCGAAGCCCGTGAGATGGTGGCAAACGGAGAAAACCCCGAGCGGGTTTTAAGGATCGAATTCGGGCTTGAGCCGGATTATGTGTTCGACTTACTTTAAACAAGCAAATCAAAGGGGAAAACATGAAAACTATTACTCTCAATTACTATCAAGATCCGGCTCACGGTTGGGTGAAGGCCAAATTGTCATTACTTCAAAAGCTTGGCATATTGGATCAAATTAGCACTTATTCTTACATGAGAAAAGATAACGTATATCTTGAAGAGGATTGCGACCTTGGCCGGCTTTATAACGCATTAGACAATCAAGGGATAACTCTAAAGCTTAAAAGCTTTGTGGCTCGTGAGAAAAGATCTAAGATCCGCTCATACGATTATTTCAGCATTAAAAGGATTTAAAAATGACATACTGGACTGAATCGCTCGGCCGAATTGAATTAGATATCAAAATGAAAGATGCACACATTGGCTCACACCAAGGCCAATGTGATGCCGATATCGCTCATTTATTAACTGTGCCATACATCAAAAAACAATTGGCAAAACTGAACCCCGAGCTGGTGGCCAAGTGTTTAAAAGAATTTGGGGCTTGGGACTCCGAAGAATTGGCCAATCACGAGGATAACCTAAGCCGGCTTTTGTGGGTGGCCTGTTGTGACCTAGTGGAAGGAAACTAAAAATGAAAACAATTATGCTCAAAAAAGATGCATCAATGCTTACTGGTGGATTGACTCAAACCTCTAAGATGCCTTGCAAATCTTATTCGCTCCCGACCGAGGCCTGTATTACCGGTTTCAAAATGTCCAAGGTGGCCGGCTCTGTTTGTGCCTCATGTTATGCCGATAAGGGCTTTTACTCGATGTATCAAAACACGATAAAACCGGCTCAATTCGCTCGTTTGGATTCAATCAATGATCCGGCTTGGGTTGACGCTATGGTGGCTCTAATCGGCTCGGATCCCTATTTCCGGTGGCACGACTCTGGGGACCTACAAGGGCTCTATCACTTCGAGAAAATCATAGAAGTGGCTAATTTAACTCCCAAAACAAAACACTGGCTCCCGACTCGTGAATACTCAATTATCAAAGCTTTTATTGCCAAAGGTGGAACTATCCCGAAGAATTTAATTGTTCGACTCTCGGCCATGTATCCCGACAAGCCGGCCGTTATCCCTGCCTCACTCCAAGGGATTAAAGGGATTACAACATCAAATGTGCATACAAGTAAACCAATAGGGAAAGCTTGTAAAGCGCCAAGCCAAGCCGGTGAATGCCGAGAGTGTAGAGAATGCTGGACCGACAAGACTATCAGTTATTTAATGCATTAAAGGGGAAATGATGAACTATACAGAATTCGAATATATACAAGCTGGTTACATGTATGAGAAAGCCAAAACAGTAGAAAGCGCTCGGGCTCGGCTCGAATTGATCCGGCATATGGTGGAATCGGAAACGATAGAGGACCGCTCAGAGGCTCGTTACTTGGTGGAAAGGGGACGCCAAGAGGCCAAATAAATGCCCGCTCCAAGCCCTTTTTCGAGGGTTTTGGGCGTCTCATTTTGAGCGCAATTCAACCAAGTAAATCAAAGGAAGAAAAAAGCATGCAAGTAAATCAAAGCATACAAAAGAAAATTCAATTGGTGGAACTAGTACTTTCGGATTATCTTTTTGACTTCGAAAGTGAACTGGATCCGCTAATTGATGCGCACGTCGCAATAGTATCCGTGATGCGGGATTTAGAGATCCCATTTTTAGAGATCCAATTTAACCAAGTAAATCAAGGGGAGAAAAGCCATGTTTGATATCGTGAACAATCCAATTCCAAAATCTGAGATGTGGGCCACTTTGTCTCTAAAGGACATTCAAGACTTTATCAACCAATTACCGGCAGAGGAAAGGGCAAACGCCTATCACGTCATGATGTGGACCTTAAACGCTTGCCACAAGTTGGTGGATACGGAAATCCTATCAAAAGAAATATTTGCAAGTTAAACCAAGTAAATCAAGGGAAAGAAAATGTTAACTAAAAAAGAAATTGAAGAAGCCGGTTATAAAGTACTGCCAAAAGGTGGCTGGATCGCAATAGATCCAAGTATTATTCCGAACGACTGGGAAACCATATGCCAAAACTTTGGCGCTGATCCTGATTCTAAAGAATTGATCCTATGCGTTTGTGGCGTAAAAGAAATACACGAAGGGGAAGAAGAATGAATGCAATCGACCAAGCTTTTTTTGATTGTTACACCAAAAATATCGCTCAATGCGATGACAAATACGTTCAACAATTCATTGAAATGATTAACCAAGACAACGCAAACTGGGATGAATTCCCAAGTGAATACTATTCCCATCTAATGGATACGAATGTCGCATTTTTAATGGGTCTTGAATTTGGAAGGAAAAACAATGGATTATGAACAACAAAAAGGCAAAAAGTACTTTTTAACCTATGCCGACCTCATTGCAATTGGTCGTGGCTTGGCTGTGGCCGATCAATATATCGATGAGAATGAGGATAAATTAGAGCATGACCAATATTTTGCGGACGACAAGGCAGAAGTGAGGCTTGCAAATGAAACATGGCATAGGACGTTTAAAAATGAAATGTAGTATAGAAAAACGTGCACAATCCGGCACAGATTTGGTATTGGTGGTCCTATTTGTGGCGCCATTTATTTACTGTTGCGTTAAATGGGTGTTAACATGAAATTTCGTGTGAAAACTATCCTAGATGGCGTATCCTTTGAAATGCTCATAAGTGCCAAGGACCAAAAAGAAGCACTAAAAGAAATGACAGAGGTCGCTAATAATTATCCTGAGAAAAGGCTAGAAATTGTCTCAATCAAACCAGAAGTTCGTGATCTGCCTCACTCAGCATGAGGATGGGCTTGTCTCTGTCTCTGCCGATATGGTGGGAGACGGAGAACAAGCAAATCAATTGGGGCTTGAAATCATGACCTCATTACAAATAGCCATGAAAAGGGGGGCGAACATCTACGTCTCGCCTACCCTCATCAACCAAGAAATGCAGTAAAGTTCTGACCAAGTAAATCAAGGCCATGCTTTTGGTGGTAGTCGTTCATGTCCCCTGTCTCAGGGCTTAACCAATACCGCCAACCTATTTCCTTGGCTACCCTCTCTCCAGTTCCTGATTCATCGTTATCAGCTACCACGATCCCCGACTTGAAGTTGTGGGCAACCTTTTTCATATTGCCCGCACTGAAACAAATGTGGATCCGATACCGCATTTTTAGATGCCTTAGCACCGCTCTCAGGCTTAGCGCAGTCGCATACCCTTCCACAAGCAAATCAATTCCCTTGTTGTCGATAGTAAGCTTGGCTCCCGCCGTCCTTTGCCCCGACAAAAACTTCTTATTTCCAAGTGGATCAATGAGCTGACAACCGCATAAGTTGTCGCCTATGCGCATCGGTACAACCAGTAAATCATTCCACACGAAACCCTTCTGAGTTGGAAAACCCTTCTTGGCCAAGTATGGATGCACGTCTTTTACGGCATTATTTAGGATGTGCGTTGCCTTTCGTACTGCGTTAAACTGATTTTTGCGTGTCTCTTCCTCACTTTTTGCAATCAAATTCATTACTTTGTATCTGTCCACGACTGCAGATGATCTCCAAATGATGGGCTCCGTCATTACCGCATGATTCTGAATGAACGCCATGTCCCCCATGAATTTAATCGCTCCGTTGCGTGAACTGGGATGCGTCTCGGTGGGATATCTTTTCCATACCCCAACCGGTGGTAAATGCTTCACAAGTATCCCGTGCATCTGCGCAAATGTAATCAAATCAATCATCTAACCTTCCCCATCCTGTACAAGTATGCACGAATCTTCTTGTTCAAATACTTGGTACATTCCGCATTCGGTGGTATCGGCTTATCGCTTAAACCCTTGGGCCATACCCCAAACCGCTCCCTGTAAGTGGCTAACGCTCTCTTCTCGCTCCATCCACTATTCCTCACATACCATTGGATCATTGACCAAAATTCCTGTTTCTGTAAGCCAGTCGAAGAAGCCTGCAACTCCATCATCTCACCAGCTACTGCAGCAACTTTGTTCTTACGCTCCCTGATATACCCGCAAGCACCGCAAATGTTGTCGCTGAACGCCCAAAATGCGTGACAACGTGGGCACTTGGCCTCCTCTTTCTCCTTCTTGGTTGGCTCTTTCTTGGCCTTTTCCTTACTGTCATCGAGCTCGGTTACCCCATTCTCGAACACATCGTCCCAATCCTCACGGAATCTTAAATAATTACCGGAGTTGTGAACTAAAAGCCCTTCACAAGTGAAGCTATTTCTTGGTCCGCAATCGAGTATGTCCCATACTTGCCTTTGGGTTTCTGTGAAGGTTTGTGATACCTTTGAACGATTTGGTCGAAACTTAGACCAGCGCTCAACAAGAATCGCAAGGATGCGTCCGAATATCGAATTTCTGGATGCTCTAGTTTGAATTTGTGCATCAGAGGAGTCCATTTTGACGTTCGCCGATTGTTGGTATTGATTACCTTCTTTGCCCAACGAATGTTGCCAGGCTCGTAATGCCCATCGTTGTTTATGCGGTCCAATTCCATATCCTTGTGCTCCTGCAAGCAACCCAAGTTCTGTTGAATCCAAAGAGCGCAGGAAATCGCTGAATCGAATTTGAATTGGATTCCCCTGCCACCATAATTTTGATACTGTGGATTGTTCTTGTTGTTGCATCGGGATTTCATGGCTGATGTTCTTGCATTCAGCCATTCTGGAACTTGCTTTGGTTGATTGCATGGCCTGCAACCTTTTGTGCGTCCACCCTCTAAGTTTGACAAAGAAATTATTGACCGATAACCACAGGTCGTGCATTCGCAAAGAACATGCATGAATCTGCGTTGACGAGCGCCCAACCAAACCACATCTGGTGAAATAACCATCACGCTGCCAAATTTTTTGCCTACCAATTCCAGTTGTGACAATGGCCTTCTGTTTTTCGGCACAGTACCCAAGCGAGCACCAACCCTCGTCTGTTGTGTAAACGAGGTGATCTGGGGTTGCGGTAAGTCCACAATATGTAATGACTGGTCTTTTTCCACGACTAACTACTCCTTTATGAGACACAAAATCATGTCCATCCCATATTTTATCACTAATTAATATTTCTTCGATTTTGACTAGACCACGGTGCGTTAAAACTTTTTGTCCGCTTGCAATGCAGTGATCAAGCCACAAGGCAAACTTCTTATCCTCATATCCCCTCATCACCCGACCCATCTGCTGAATGTGGGATGAAAGTGACTTAGAGAATGGCCTCGCCGACACCCCTACCATCACGTCAGGGACGTCAAATCCCTTAGTGAGTATGTCCGTAGCTATCAGGCCGTGGATCTCTGTATCGGGCTTAGAAAAGTCCTCGATGACCTTCTTCTTGTAGTCGTCATCCTCCCTGTAAGAGATGGATATGAAGTTGAATCCAGCTTCCTTGAACTTCTTTACCAAGTCCTCGCCATGTGCAACACCGGCGCAGAATACGATCGTCTTCTTCGGACCGCCGTATACCTCCTGCGTTTTGGATATCCACTCTGCCACGATATCGCCTGTGATCTTCAGCCCTCGTGTGGTGACCTCATCCTGTGACCATTCCCCTGCGACTTTCTTGGCTCCATCCATGTCAATCTCTTTGGCAATAAATACCTTAAGAGGACACAGAACCCCTTGGTCGACCAGCTGTCTTGTCGTGACCGTCGATATAACGTTGTCATATACTTTGCCTAATCCTTTCGTGAATGGAGTTGCAGATAAGCCAACAACCATAACATCAGGGTTTGCGTTAATGTATTCGATGGTTTTGGCTCTTGTTGTATGCGCTTCATCAATAATTAAAAGCTTTAATTCAGGAAAATCATCTCGTCTTTCCAATGTTTGCGCTGAACAGACTTGTATGTTTTCATAGGGTCTGTATCTCCAATGGCCAGACTGAAGAACCCCATGATCGATGTTGTACGATTGAAGCCTTTTACTGGTTTGATCGCATAAGACAATTCGATCCAAAATCATTGCTGATCTAGTACCTTTTTTGCCTGCCGCATCTAACATTGCAATTGCTATTTCAGTTTTTCCAGAACCCGTAGGACTGGCAAGCATTTGTTTTTTGTATCCCTTTGCAAATCCTTCCCTTAGTTTTTGAATAGCGTCGTGTTGGTAATCTCTTAAATTTAAAGACATGTTTTCTCCTGCCGGACATAGATCGCCGGCTTGATCGTGGTTTATTTCTTAAGCTTTTTATTGAGTGCTGCAACGGTTTTCTTCAGCTCAGCATTCTCAGTCATAAATTGATCTCGGCTTTTCTTTACCGCTACCAAATCGATCTTGAGCTTCCTGACCTCATCCCTGAGCTCGTCTATGGTCTGCATTGCAAGGACCTTCTCCTCGGGAGTGGCGTCATAGTACTTGATATCCAACTCGTCTTGGATGCCCTGATTCTCTTCTGATAACCTGGCAACCTCTGACTGAAGCATCTCGATGATTACGCTTTGATCCTCATCTGCAGTCGACTGCAGTTCCTTCTTTGGCTTCTCAGCTTTGGGCTTGGACTCTTTGACCTTCATCTCGATCTCTTTGCCGTTGCGCTTGAACTTGACCGTGTCAGGCTTATCGCCTCTCAATTGCTTACGCATCTTGGCCACGAATGTACCGCTCACGCAACATCTTCTACCGATCTCCCTGTCTGACCAATCCCCGAACTCGAAGTGCTCAATCATCTCCGTAACGTTCTTGATCTTGTCTTCTCTGGTGAATGGCTTGCCATGTAATCCATTGGCGCTCTTGGAATAAAGGATGGCCTCGGTCAATGTGCCGTTAACCACATCTGCCTTGATCTCTTTTTTACCATTCTTCTTATTGGCGAAGTACCTGTGGAATCCATCAGCCAAGTAATAGTTATTGCCGTCGTGAATGATGTGGACTGCAGGGAATTCAGCTCCCTCCTGCATCATCTCAGCATAGTCATTGATCATTTCCTCGTCTAGCTTGCAACGAGACTGTGTTCCACAATCAATACGAATCTTATCTAATTTAACCAACTGCATTTACTTTCCTTTCATTGTCCAACCGGCTAAGAAATATAGCCATTTTGTTTGGATGTTTTTGTTTAAATATCTACGACCGTTCCAAAGATCAGCCACCTCTTTTGTTTTCATTTTCATGTACTCTTCGAACTTCTTCCTAGCCTCCATACTCTTCCTTCCAATCAGGATTACTAAAAACTAAAACCGGCGTATCAATCCCGATGTATGCGCCTTCAATATTGAATAAGAAATACTCATAAGCTTCTTCTTCACTCATGCCATCATTCAATCTCATAACTTCCAACATGGCATCAGCGCTATAGACCAATACTTCCACTGTCATTTGGTCACGCCAGATATTGGCAGTTCCAATGACACATTCATCATAGCCATCCCACTGTTTCATTTCTTCATGTTCCTAATGTAAATTGCAAATGATGATATGGTGTCCTCCCCAAAGCCTTTGAACTTCTCAATCTCCTGCGCCACTTCTTCAAGCACTTCGTTGCGCTTGTAGTTTTCATATGCAACATCAAACGCTTTGCTGGCCAGCTTCAGCTCATCCCGCAACGCCTGTTGTGTTTCTATGATTC